TCATGGCGCGGCCTTCAGGGCCGCACGGGCTTCCGCCTCGTCCTGTGCTTCCGCCTCACGGTCGAGAAGGTCTGCGATGGCTTCGGCTTCTGTCGCGCCGTAGCCAACGTGGCAGCACTCAGGATCAGAACCAGCGCGGGCCGCGACGTAGTCGAAGCGGCGCACCGGGATCGGCTTGGGATCGTAATCAACGATGATCTTGCGTTCGGTCACGGGCGGTATCCTTCCACGTTAAGCGCGTGCATCTCGCGCGACAGGTCACGGGACAGGTCAGACATCAGGTCGATGATGGCGGGGTCACGCGTCCAGGCGCCATAGGTCAGGCCCTTCATGCGCGAGACGATTTCTTGGATAGCTTCGGCGCGGGCGTCCCATGTGCGCTGCTGGGGCGTGCGGGTATCGCGGTAGGCGCGGCTCGCTTGTTCGGCGTTGGTGTCGGCTGAGGTCCAGGCCATGTCGTGCTCCTTTGATGTCGCCTATTGTGCACGCCGTGCATTAAGAAGCAATTACTATCTGTGCGTGCCGTGCAACTTTTCTTCTTGACCTCAGTCCGGCAGATAGTGCACACATCATCCATGACATTCGCACAATGGCTAGAGCAAACCAACACCACTGACGCGGAAGCGGCCAGACGCTTTGCACGCGATCGCGCGCACATCAGCAAGCTTCGCCGGGGCAAGGCGCGGCCGTCTTACGAGCTGATGCTGCTGATAAACAAAGTGTCAAAAGGTGAAGTTGGGTTGGAGACGTGGCAGCGATGAGCCGCCTCTGGTTCACCGTGCCAGGCGAGCCGCGAGGCTGGGCTCGCGCCCGCACGCAAGGCGCGCGGTTCTTCACTGACAGCAAGACGGCCTCTGAAAAACAGGCTGTTGCCGCATGGGCAATCGAAGCTGGCGCACGCATCCTTGAGGGGCCGATTGAGGTGCGTTTGACCGCATACCTGCGCATTCCGCAGAGTGCATCGAAGAAGCGCCGCGCGGACATGCTGGCAAACATTGAGCGGCCCACGAAGAAGCCTGACGGCGACAACCTTGCCAAGCTGGCGCTGGACGCGCTGAATGGGGTTTGCTGGAAGGATGACGTGCAGGTTGTGGACCTCATAGTCAGAAAGTTCTGGAGCGACGAGCCCCGGCTTGTCGTCGAGATTTCGCCGGCGACGGCGATCACTGAGCAAAGCGATGGTGTCCTGCGAACTAAGGTGGCCTAGGCCGCACGAATAAGCAGGGGCAAGTGCTCCTTTCCACCATCGCCCGCCATCCAGCGGCGCAAGGAAAGGGGTCTGAAAAAGGAGCCTGAAATGGGTTTACCCATCATCACGGCTGACGAACGGATGAAGCAAACGAGGGGCGTCAAGGCGCTCATCCTCGGGCCTCCCGGCGTCGGCAAAACATCGCTGCTTCGCACGATCGATCCAGCGTCTACCCTGTTCGTGGACCTCGAGGCCGGCGATCTCGCCGTGCAGGACGTCGCGATTGACCAGATGCGGCCAGGAACGTGGGAGGAGTGCCGCGACTTGGCCTGTTTCCTCGCAGGGCCGAACCTCAATGTCCGCGCGCGTGATCAGTACGGGCAGGAACACTACGACCGGGCTGTGGCGCGCTTTGGTTCTGCCGATGCGCTGTCGAAATACAGCACGATCTTCGTGGACAGCATCACGGTCGCTGGGCGCTTGTGCTTCAACTGGTGCGAGCACCAGCCCGAAAGCTTCAACGCCAAGGGCGAGAAGAACCTGCTTGGCACTTACGGACTTCACGGCCGCGAGCTGATCCAGTGGATCACCCGCCTTCAGCACGCGCGGACGCGGAATGTCGTGTTCGTGTGCCTGCTCGAGGAGAAGGAGGACGATTTCAAGCGCAAGTCGTGGGGGGCGCAGATCGACGGATCGAAGGCCGGGCGTGAAATGCCTGGCATCGTCGATGAGGTGATCACTATGGCGCTCATCCGGCCCGAAGAAGGCCCGCCCTACCGCGCATTCGTCACGGACCCCGCGAACGAGTGGGGCTTCCCCGCAAAGGATCGTTCTGGACGCCTCGACGCGATGGAGCCGCCAGACCTCGGCCGCCTGTTTGCAAAACTCAATGACACGGCCGCCATCGTGCGCGCTGCCGCTTAATCAACATTCAAGGAACACACCATCATGTCCATGATCGATTTCAACACTGCTGAACGTCAGTCCGCCCCGCAAGGCGAGCCCATTCCCGAAGGCACCGTCGCGCCTGTCATCTTGAACCTGCGCGAGATCAAGACCGGCAAGAGCGGCGCCAAAGGCCTCGACGTCGAATACACCATCACCGCCGGGCCGCTCAAAGGCCGCAAGGCGTGGGGCTGGATCGGCATCTCCGGCAACGACACGGAAGGCCACAAAACCATGGTCCGGATTTCCATGGCGGGACTGCGGGCCGTGCTTGAGAGCGCCTACGGCATCGATCCGGCAGACGACAAGGCCGCCGCAATGGAAGCCCGTCGCATTGACGATTGGGAGGATTTCAACGGCCTTGAGTTCGTCGCGCGCTTCGGCATCGAGAAGGCGACGGAATACACCGACCAGCGCACGGGCGAGACGAAGAAGGGCAAGGACAAGAACACTGTCCGCGCCGTGACGCCTGACGATGAGGACTATAGCGGGTTCACGCCCGCGAAGAAGGCCAAGGCTGCGCCTGCGAAGGCGACCGGCACGGCTCAACCTGTTCAGGCTGGCGGCTCTCGCCCGGCCTGGGCATAATAGCAAACGGGGCGGGCTAACCCCCGCCCCAACGCTGGGGACGCAATCACATGGAAGACCCTGACAATCTGGCGACGGTGCAAGCCGCCGCCACGCTTAAACGCATGCTTGGCGATCGGCGGCACACGGTGACTGATAAGGAGGCGTGGTTCCTCGCCTTTAACGCCGTCAACACATGGATACAGGCGCGCACATGCGGATGGGCCACGCGGCGCGGCACACCACGCATCGGCTCGCCTGACGCAATGACGCTGGGCTTTGCCGAGGCAGCCCTTGGGCTCATTGCGGACAAGGCGTCGGGCCTGCCTTGGGAGGAGCCGCTGGGCAACTGGTCCAAGGTAGACGCCGCGATGCTGTTCGCCATCGCTCACGAGGCGATCGAGAATACCCGCGTGCAGACGCTTGAAGATCCAACATCAGAAGAAAGGCTTCCGGCATGACGCCCAGCATCTCAGACATCATCGCCGCGACGGCTGAAACCTCGCACTATTCGGTCGCGCAGATTACAGGGGATCGCAAGTTCGCAGACCTTGCGCACTGGCGCGCTTGCGGAATGTTCTTGGCGCTCAAGACAGGCAAGTCCACCACGCAGGTCGGACAGGCGTTCGGATGGCGCGATCATACGACAGTGATCTACGCCCGCAGGCGCATCGAAGCGCAAACGGACCCGCTCACGGCCGAGCGGGTCGCCATGATCTGCGTTCGCGTCGCCATGCGCCTTGCGTCGCGCGCTATCTTGCAGGAGCGCGCGGCGTGACCAGCCAGACACGCACACGCACATTCCGCGACACCTCGGCGCAAGCAGCCGCGTCCGCTCACATCAAGGCGCAGAACACCACATGCGAGGGCTGCGTGTGGTTGCAGCGTCAGCCCAGGCCACAATGCAAGGGCGAGGCGTCACCGCATTTCCGTATGGTGCGCGACACGCATCATCAGCAGTGCAACGCTTTCGCCCGGCGCAAGCCAGGCGATCCGGAGCCCGTCAAGCAACAAAAGGTGCGCGCATGATCGACATGAACCCGGCGGGGATGATCCGCACGGACGCCGTCAAGGCAATACACGCGGCAGTTGATGGCGCGATGCGACAGGACGACAAGCGCCGCCGATATGTCGGCGCGTCCTCGATCGGCTCGCCGTGCGAGCGCAAGATACAATATGAGTTTACGGGCGATGAATACGACAGGGGCTGGCGCTTCTCGGCCCGCACGCTGCGCATATTCCAGCGCGGTCACATCATGGAAAGCATGGCGGCCGTCTGGCTGGTCGATGCGGGGTTCAGGCTCACGCAGACGGGCAGGAACGGCCAACCCCTCGGCTTCAAGGTGGCAGACGGATCCTTCGCCGGCCACGTTGACCGCGTCATCACGGGCGGCCCTGCCGACATCGCCTACCCGCTGGTGTGGGAACACAAGGCGCTTGGGTCGAAAAGCTGGAAGGCGCTGGAAAGCCGGGGCCTGGCCAAGGCCAAACCCGAATACGCTGATCAGGTCGCGGTCTATCAGGCTTACATGGACCTGACCAACCCCGCGCTGTTCATGGCGACTAACGCTGATAGCATGGAAATATATTTCGAGCTGGTTCCATTCGATCGGGTCCGCGCACAAGCTGCATCCGACCGGGCCGTGGGGATTATTCAGGACAGCAGGGCGGGGGCGCTTCGTCCCCGCTGCACGGATGATCCGACTTTCTATGCGTGTTCGGACTGTCCGTTCCGTAAGCGTTGCTGGGGGGCTGCCGCATGATCGATTTCAACAACGCAGACAGGCAGGGGAAACCTTCCAGCAACGTCAGCGAACACCCCACGGCGCGCAAGCAGCGTGTGGAGCGGCAAGCCAAGGCTCGTATCCGCGAACTGGTCCGCTACCTGTTTCCCCG